CGCGGAACGGCCAGGCGTGGAAGGCGAGGCCTAGGCGGAGGCAGTCGTCGACGGTGCCGGCGGCTGGGCCGCCCACGCGAAAAAACGATGGAGCACCGTGCCGAGCTGGAGCAGGTCGCGGGCGCCGATTTTCATCAGCACCGGGGGCGGCGTGGCCGACAGCTTCGAGACAAGCGGGAAGAACTGCTCGGCCGACAGGCCCTCCAGGAGGCCGAACTTGAGCACCTCCTCACCGGTGGGCTCGCGCAGGATCAGCACCTGCAGCGTGTCCTGGCCGACCGTGATCGGCTTCGAGAGCGGGTGCTCCAGCGGCCAATCGATCTCACGCGGGTCGCGGGCGGGCGTCTCGGGGGCGTCCATCATGATCACAGCTCGTCGCAGGTGAGGCCGCCCCAGTTCACCGACACCTTGCCGGGGCCGGTGTCGATCTCGTGCGCCGCCTCGGTCCAGGCGCCGGACAGGACGTAGTTCTTGCCGTTGGCGAGCTGGGCGGTGACCGTGACGTCGGTCATGGCGTCGAGCTCGGCGATGGTAAGCCCGTCGGTGGTCGACAGGTCGCCCTTGATGAACGGCACGCGCTGGGTCTCGATGAACCCGTGCACGCCGTCCTGGCCGGCCACGCCCTCACGCTTGATCCGCGAAGGCGACACGATGAACGAGCCGCGCAGGTCGTACATCTTGCCGCCCGCCGTCAGGTAGGCGGTGCCGCCGATCTTCTGACCCATGGTGGGGCCTCCAAAGAAAAACCCGCCACGAGGGGCGGGTCAGATTGCAGGGATGGGTGGAGGCCCGATCAGGCCGCGGCGGCCAGCGGGAATTGAAGCCTAAACTGGGCTTTGATATTTAGGCGTCGCAACTGGTTCACCACATCGGGCGGATCCAGGATCTCGACGGTGTTCGACTCGGTGGCCGACCGCGTGACCGACAGGTTCGCGATGTACAGGTCCGCGTTCTCGACCAGGCCGTCGAGCTCCATGGCCCGGTAGTCCGAGACCATTTGGCCCTTGATCATCAGCGGCGTGACGATCGGCTTGCCGGCCCCGAACTTGGTCCCGTCGTTGGCGAGCGCACAACGCGGGAACTTGTTCGTCAGCGACTGCCGCACGCGGGTGTAGCGCTCATCCAGGGTGGCGAGCGTGGTCACCAGCTCGTAGGCGTTGTCGGCCTGCCCGTAGGCGTTCTTCTGGTAGTTGGTCTGCTCGCGCAGGATCACCGGCTGGTTCGTGGAGCCGCCGTAGACATCCGTGCCCTGGATCGCGATGCCGACCTGGGCGAGCGAGTTCAGCTGCGCCTTGTTCCAGCGGTAATCCGCCGGCGCCGGCAGGACGCCGATCAGCGGCAGGGTCTGCAGCGGCTGGGCCGGGTAGGCGTTGATCGAGAACGCCGCGGCCGCGGCGTACGCCGCCGTCCACTCCCAGCCCGGGCTCGGGCTCTGGGTCTCGAAGCCCATCGGCGAGATCAGCGCCGAGTTGTTCGACTGGCCCCACAGGAAGGTGTCGGCGTAGGTCCCGCGCCGGGCCGAGAAGATCTGACCGTAGCTCTGGCGGTACGGGCCCCAGCGCCCGCTGTCGGTGAAGCCGTATTCCTGATCCCACACCGCGAACGAGCCGCTGTCGTGGAACGGCAGGCCGACGAACTTGTACGGCCGGTCGCCGAGCGTCGCGATCGCGGCGGTGAAATCCGGGGTGCCGGCGCCGTTGGCCAGCAGGTTGCCGGTGGGATAGGTCAGCGCCAGCCCGGCCGGCAGCGCCTCGCCGCCGTAGGTCCCGAGGTAGCTGTCCTGCACGGTGATGCCGTTGCCGGTGAGCCCCTTCCACTTGCAGGTCAGGGTCACGACGGCCGCGGCCGCAGCGGCGGTCACCGGCAGGTCCGGGGTCGCGGCGATCGCGGCGGCAATCTTGGCGGCCACGGTCGCGGTGGTGTCGGCCGAGACGATCGCCACCGGCACCTTCTGGCCGGCCACGTAGAGCGCAAGCGTGCCCGCGACGGTCGGCGCGCTCGCCACCGTGATCGTGCCGGTCGCGGCGACGCCGGCGGCCGGTTCGGGCACGGGCAGGCAGATGATCGGCACGCTGGTGACGCCCTTGAAGGCGGTCTTGAACATGCGCGCGAGCATCGAGCCCGGGCCGAACGCGATGTCGGCGTCGGCATTGGTGCCGCAGGCCACGGCCTTGTTCGCCGGCACGTTGGCGGCGGCGGTCGGGTGGCCGACCAGCAGCATCCACTTTGGCGCGACCGGGGTCCCGGCCTGCGAGGGATCGAACTGCGTGTTCGGGCCCGGGATCTTGTAGTTGTCCGGGATCGTGGTGATGCCCATCGCGGCTTAGCCCTGGTGCTCGGTGGCGGCGGGAGCGCCGGCGGGCGCGGCGGAGGCGGCGGGTGCACCGCTGTCGTGCAGGTCCTCGAGGAGGCGGATGGCGCCTTCCTCGGCGAGCCGGAACGTGAACTGGTCGGCCGGCCACCGGGCGGTGCCGTCGAGCTCGAACCCGATCTGCGACGGGTAGTGCTTGAGCGCGCGGAAGCGCGCCTCGGTCGCCTCGACGGCGACCGTGGTTTCACCGGCCATGGCTGTGTCCTTCGGGAAGGGAGCGGCGGGGGCCGGCTCAGGTCGTGGGGATGTCGATCTTCAGCCCGATCCCGGGCGTGCCCGGGCCGGCACCGGCGGGGCGGGCGGTGATGAGGACGTGCTCCAGCACGTCGTCGATGTCCGGCTCGTAGGCGGTCCGGAACTGGAAGGTCATCTCGATCCGGCCCTCGCCGAAATACGAAGCGCCGTCCTGCGGATAGAGGCGGCCGCGGCGCACCTTCGTGACCGCCTCGAACAGCGGGTAGCGGTCCGGATCGTCTCGGTCCTTCGACGGGTCGATGCCACGCACGAAGGTCGGGTCCTGCAGCAGCCGCTTGCGGATGCCGTTCGTCGCCTTGTCGAGGGCGTCGTCGAGATCCTCCGGCGGCATGTAGCCGACGCAGTACGAGATCCCGATCGTGACCTCGTTCATGAACCGGGGCTCGCCGGTGTTGGCCTCGTCTTCCGGCGTTTCCATCTCGTCGGCAATCACCACCAGGAGGGCGGGGATCTCTTCGTCCTGGAGCTGCGGGCGCGTCGTGCGGCGGAAGCCGTTGACCGGGAGCCAGTCCTGCCCCGTGAGGCGCTCGATGATCGCCTCGCGGATCTTCGTGGCGTCCGATGCCATCACGCCCCCGGGGGTTGTTTCTTGAGGGTGAGCGTCGCGCCGCCCTGGCCGTCGAGATCGACGTCGTCGATCCAAAGCGTGCCCTCGTCCGGGTAGAAGCCGGAGGCGGGGATCGTGATCGCCCAGCCCGGCTTCGGTACCGCCGGCCAGGCCGAGAGCATGATCCCGAGCGTGAGCACCCGGGTGTTCATGGTCTCTTGGTTGTCCAGCGGGATGTCGACGTTCCGCGAGGTCCACACGCCGGTGGCGGGGAACGGCGCGATCGGCAGCTTGCCCGAGGTCGGCTTGACCGTGACCGGCCGCCCGAACGCGGTGATGCCGGGTCCGAGCGCCAGGGCGGCGAAGTCGATCACGCGGCGGCCTGCCGGGCGACCTTCGCCGAGGCCTTCGCGCCCGCGGCAGCCGCGTCGTCCGCCGCCTCGTCCGGGATTTCCTCCAGCACCTCGCCGCCGAAGCGCGCGATGATCCGGTCGGCCTCGTCCGCGTCGAGTGTCACGGGCTCGCCGGCCTTCTTGTGCGCGATGCCACGTGCGGCCGGAACGAGGATGGCCCCGTTGGCGTCGCGTACCTCGGCGACGTCCTGGTCGGGATCCTCGACGCCGAGGGCGATCTTGGTGACGATGGTCTTCTTCGGCATAGGCGCCGTACCTCACCTCAGGGGAGCGGGAGGCGCCGCCGAAGCGGCGCCGGCGGCATCAGCGGACGGTCGCGCAGAAGGTCGCGTCGACCCAGCCCAGGACCGGCAGCGGCGCCGACTGGGTCATGAGGTACTCCGCCGACGGGTCCTCGCTGATCCAGTTCTTCGGGAAACGTGGCATGGCGCGCAGCGCGCGGACATCCTGGATGGCGCCATAGAGGCGGGTGCCCTGGGCGCCGATCGGGTCCAGCATCATGCAGGTGTAGTCCGGCATGAACTGGGTCACGACACCCTGATCGTCGGTGAAGTACTGCTGGTAGACCCAGAACTCGAACTCGCCGGTGTCGCCGAGGAACTTGGCCTCGCGCCCGACGCCGCCGACCACGACGCCGCCGAGATCGACGTTACCCTTGGTCTGGCGGAACGAGTTCATGATCTGCTGGATGCCGGGCGACTTGACCAGCAGGTTGCCGGCCAGCGGATCCAGGACCACGACGCTCGGGTGGAAGCCCGAGTTCTTCTGCACGGTGGCAGCCGAGGTGCGGAGGAAGTCGAGCGCGTCGACGCCGGTCTCACCCCACCGGGCGCCGCCGGTCAGAGCGACGGTGTGGTTGGGGTTGCGCTGCAGGTCGACCGCGGTGCGCTGCGGGTAGTTCGGGCCCGAGAGCACAAGGCCGCCGGTCTGCACCAGCTGGCAGGCCATCAGCTCTTCGCGACGGGTGATCTGGTCGTCTTGGATCTTGAGCGTGTCCATGACGATCATGGCGCGGCGCTCCTCGGGGGAGAATTCGCCGAGCAGGCGCTCGCCGGGCCGGCGCCGCAGCATGCGGTTGGGCTCGATCACGTGCTTGGGCTTGACGTAGCCGGGCACGAGGCTCGCGGCGTTGAAGCCGCGCAGGCGCTCGGGCTGGCCGACGTCGCCGGGATGCACCAGCGGGGCGAGGCGCCGGGCGCGCTCGACCTTGTCGAAGTAGACCTCCTCCGTCTCGAACTGCTGCTCCATGCCGAACGCGAGGTTCCACAGGAACGGGTTCGGGCGATCAATGACGCCGTAGGCGCCGAGCAGGAACGCGGTGGAGTAGACGGAGGCGTCGGAAAGGTTGGCCACGGGCGGTTCTCCAAAAGAGAAGGGCGCCCGAGGCGCCCTGTGTCAGTCCGGATTGTTGCGGGGAGTGGCGGGCGGTCAGGCGACCGCGCCGACGGAGCGGATGAAGATGTCGCGGCCGGCGATGCGGAAGGCGTCGTCCAGCGTCTGGATCGTCCAGGAGGCGTCGATCGCCATGACCTCGCCCGCGAATTCGCCGGTCTCGTAGGCCTTGGCCTTCATGTCGGCCGCGCCAGCGTCGACGTCGAAGGTCAGGACGTGCGTCGGAACCTGGGAGCCGTCGGTCGCGGTCTTGACGCTCGGGATGTACTTGTCGGTCGCGGTGACGCGCCCGAGCGGGGTGCCGCGCTTGAGCGGGGTCCCGGCGACGTTGGCGCCCGACGCGATGGTCACGCCGCGGGTCACCCGCGGAAAATCGCCGGCGTAGAGCGAGGTCGGATGGAAGTTCGAGAAGACGGTCATCGAGGCGGGTCCTCTGGCGGGCCGCCATCAGGCCGGCCGCGACGGGGTGGGCGGCGCGCGGTCCCCGCGCGCCCGTCAGGATCAGTTCTTCTTCGGGTCGGGCTTGCCGCTGATGCGGCGGAAGAAGGCTGCGCCCTCGTCGACCTCGCGCTGGAAGGCGGCCTTCGAGCCTGAGCGCGCGACGTCGCGACCGACCTCTTCGGTGCCGTTGCCGGCCAGCGTGTCGTTGCCGCGGGCTTCCTGCTTCTTCAGCATCCGCTCGAGCAGGATGTCGCCGAAGCGCTTGAACGAGGTGCCCTGGTCGATGTGCTTGCGCCCGAGCTTGGGCAGACCGGCGCGCTCCGCCATCTCGGTAATCCGAGCGGAGCGGACGCGCTCGGCCT